AGCATCAGCCGGGGCGACCAAGATTTTCTGCCCCGAGTGACCAGAGACGTAAACAGGAACGCCCTTAGCAATCGTGCTTCCGGTAGTGTTCCTAACCTCAATGGTTACAGCATTAGTCTCGGCTACAGTAGTAGGGCTGGTGTAGCTGAACACACCAGTTGTGTTGTTGTAGCTCAGTTCACTGCCGCCACCAGTAAGGCTAATAGCCTGCCGTGACCTAGCGTCAGTGTAGTAGAGGTTCGTAGTACCTTCAGAAAGGTTATCGGTGTCACTTGAAGCCAAGTTGGTGTTAAAGTTAGAGGTAGCTCTGGCATCGGTGTAGTAGAGATTAGTGCTGCCCTCAGAAACATCATCAGTTGTGGCCGTAGTAGCCAGCTTACCGTCCAGAGCCGTCTGAAGACCATCTACGTTACTGATAATATGGTTGTGGCTATCATCTGCTACAGTGGCAGTAATCGTGACATCTGTCGTGCCATCAAAGGACGTAGAGCCTGAGACATCCCCACCAAGGGAAATAGTACGAGCCGTGGCAAGCCGAGTGGCTTGGTCAGCAGAGGATACAGCGTCGTTAATCTGGACATAGGCAGAACCCGACCAGCGGTAGATGTCGCCTGTAGCAAGGTCTACATAAATCTTGCCAGTCTCGCCAGAAGCGGGGAAGCTGGCGTAGTTGGTGTACTCTTCAACATCGTCTACATAGCTAGGAAGTTGGTTTGCAGGAACAGTCCCGCCAACCAAAGTGGCATAAGTACCAAAGTCACTAATCTGGCTCTCAGTAATAGACAGAGCTGCTTGGTGTGCAGTCACGTCGCCTTCGGTTACAGTATAGTCAGTAATGTAACCAGCGCCGTTGGTGAGTTGGTTGTTATTCGTGGGAACATCTGAAGTCAGAGCAAGAGTGCCAGTGCCACCGGGAATAGTGTGGGTGTTCAGAGAGCCTACAGTAACACCGTTGGTGGTGCTGCTACCTCGATCAGTTACACTATCAAGAGTGTCAGACTCCGCAGTCAGGTAGCTACCAAGATCAGAAATCTGGCTTTCGGTGATACTTAAAGCGGCCTGATGAGTGGTTACATCGGCCTCAGTGACGGTATAGTCAGTGATATAACCAGCGCCGTTAGTAAGCTGATTGTTGTTCGTAGGGATGTCAGAGGTCTTGGCAAGAGTGCCAGTGCCAGTAGGAATGGTGTGAGTGTTCAGGGAAGTCGCTGTGAGAGCGCCTACAGAAATGTCGTTAGTAGTGGTGCCGCCACGGGAGGTTACATCGTCAAGGTCGTCAGATACACCTGACACAGAGGTAAAACTAAAAGTGCCACCACCATCGGCTTGCAAGAGTTGCCCAGCAGTAGCCGTATCAGCACCTTCAAGGTTCTCAAGGTCCGTAAAGTCAGTCGTACCGGGAGCGCCTTGAGGTCCAGTCGGACCAGTCTCACCCCTTGGACCGACAAGCTCAAGCACAGACAGGGTAACTGGACCCTCTGGCGTAACCTCTAGGTTGGCATTTTCTACAGTGAGGGATAGTTCGTATTTAGCCATTAGACCCTCGTAATATCTTTGATTACATTAATCTTGAACGTCTCAGAAGAACTGGTCTCGTTGTCGCCATCAATAAGCTGTACATCGCAGTCATACTTACGAGTATCCCACTCTGCTGTAGCAGTGGAAGATGCACTAAGCTGGAACTGGCCAGCAGAAGCATCAATCAGTGTGTAGGTCAGACTGCCATTAAAATTGTCTGTAGTCAGGAGAGTGTCCGTAGAGTCTCTCAACTGACTGGTGATTGTGTAGTTGGTGATGTCCACAGCCGTACCATCCCTCTTAAGTTGGAAGGTAAGCTCCAGAGTGTCACCCTTCTTGTGAGTGATAGTCGTCATCTGTTTATCCTGTATATACTATGCCAAAGACAAAGCGTATCTGGCCCTTTGGTCTGAAGAGCTAAATCGGTAGAACTCTAAGAACTCTCCGCTTGTTCCTGTGAAAGCAGGGGCTGAGTAACTCACACTAAAAGTCTCCGTCTCTTCAACCAAAGTTTGCCCAACAATGCTTCCGCTAGAGTCTCTTGGAATTGCGTAAAAGATGTTCCCCAAATTTCTTCTTATGACGAGCCATTTTTCATTATATGCGCCAATTCCGGTACTTAGACCAACACTTACTCCTACAGGTATAGTAGGCCCACCATCATCTGCTGTCACTCGGCCCGTACTCTCGTTAAAAGAAAACTGCCTTATTACCTGAGAACCAGTGTAACCAACCCACAGTTTTCCCGAAGACAAGCCACGCAAATACCCAATATTTGAGGAGGTATAAAACGTATCTAAGTCGTCCGTGCCAGCTTGGGTAAGAGATGCAGTAGAAAAGTCATAAGCAGTGCTTAAGTTGTAGACATAAAGTCTTCTGCCGTCGGTCAGACCCACAAAGATCGTGCCATCTGAGTTAAGTATGCCACTAGTTAGGACCGAATTGCCAGAAGAATGAGTCAAAACCGTTGTAGGAGTGGTGCTGGCCGAGTTTAAGTCCCAATTAGTTGTTGGACTGAACTCCGTTACAGTTGTGGGATTGGAGCCTGCGCTCAAATTATACCACTTTGAGCCATCAGACTTCCACCCCATAAAACGAGTAACAGGGTAATTATTGAGGGTCTGATTTTCGTGAACCGTAGTTCTTAGCAGTGGGCTGTAAGCCTGACCGCTCTTATAGTCCATAAATAGTGCTTGAGCCAGAGCCATTAGCTAAGTCCTGCACCAGCAATAACGAACACGTCAGCATCAGTTACATCTTCTACACACATAACACTACAGACCCCATACTGAGCCAGAGTACGATCACCAGTGTTAGCAGTGCCAGCCTGACGAAGGGTTATGTTAGTCCCACTTGTGATAGTAAGGTCACTGGTAGAGTTGTTGTAGATTGTCACTACATCCCCGACAGAGAATACGTTAGCGGGGACAGTAACGCCAGTACCAGTGGGGCTAGAGATGGAAATATGGTCGCCAGCATCATCAATGTCAAGAGTGACTGTGCCTGTGTCTGTGTTCTGAGGGATATTACGGCCACCATCAGCACCATCAGCACCGTCTAGTCCGTCCTCACCGGGAGGGCCTTGGATACCTTGAATACCCTGAATGCCTTGCTCGCCTTGGACACCTTGAGGCCCTTGATCGCCTGTAGGACCAGCAGGGCCTGTAGCACCCACACCATTGAGAACGCCTACCGTAAAGCCTTGCTCACCTGCTAGAGTGGTTCCTGCAAGAGACGTATTGACTGTAGCTGTAAGATCAAACTTAGCCATTATTCTTCGTCCCTCGTAACGTCTTCAATAACAGTGATGGTAAAGGTTTCAGAAGAACTTACCGAGTCTGGTGTAGCAGAGGTATCAGTAAACTCTACGTCTACGTTCAACACGCCAAGAGGCCAAGACTCTGTTGCCAACCGATTATCTGTAGGAGTGGGGGAGTATGTAGCCTCACTCTTGAGATTAAACAAGCCACCTGTGGCATTGGTCTTTACCAGACTGCCATTAGTACCATTCCACTCAAGGATAAGAGTGCCAGCAGCATTCCTAGCTTGCGCTCGAATATCGAAGTTAGTGATGTCTACAGCAGCTTCGTTTGCTTCAAGTGTGAAGTCTAGCTGAAAGGTATCACCACGTTTATGATTAATGTTAGCCATTATATTACCTCAACAGCATCAAATGATATGCCATACGTGCTGGCATTATTAATAGACCAAGAAGTCATCGGAGAGCTAAGACGAAAAAGACCCTTGGCAGACAGGTAAGTCACAGAAGTACCAGCAGCCATAGGGTGCCTGATATGAGGCCAGATGTCAGCAGTCCCAAGTCCCGAAGTGTTCATGTCCACAGCAGTCAAGACTTTGTGTAGTGACTGCACTTCCCTAGCTGTGCCTGTACCAGAACCTGCACCAGAGGCCGTGAAGACTGTGCCTACAGAATCCGAAGAACTACCGATAGCAGTAAAGTCAGTGTCCCCTGTAGAAACAATGCGGTAGCTCTTTCCTGTGGTAAAGCTGCCAGCAGTGACTAGGGTGGAGCTATCACCAATCTGGAGGTAGTCCCCCGGTAGGAAAAAGCCGTCTCTCTGTGAGCCAGCGCCTTTAGTGAGACTAACAGTCTCTGCACCCGCAGTGGTAGCTGTATTCAGGGTTACTACAGCCGTAGCAGCAGTTCCTCTTGGGGTAGCCATGTTAGGGTCTCCCAGATAGAAAGTGCCTACAGGCCCCTTGAGGGAAATAAGGAAGGCAATCCACTCTTCAGCAAGGTCTTTGCGTACAGGAGGGATGCTTACTGATGCCTCCCAACGCTGACCCTGATGCTGGACTACCTGTTGTGCAAAGGTAAAGGGAGACTGGCTTACACCAATTACGTTGTTAGCTCGTAGCTCAATCTCAGCAATGCCAATCGTAGTGGGAAGGGATAGAGGGTAGGTAATAGCCATTAGCTAAAGGCCCTTCGCATCTGTCCGCCTCGTTGACGGGAATTAATAATCTGTGCCTCAGTCATCTTTGCAATCTTAGGTGCAGCTTCGGCAATAATCTTCTTAACAGACTCGTCACCGTTAGCAGCAAACTGGAAGGTCTGGTTGACGACAACACTACCGCCACCCTCTACACCTAGCTTACCACCGGGGCCTCGCTTCAGTGGCAAGATAGCCTCTGGACCAGCTTCACCCATAACACCCATACGACCACCAGCCATGCCGAAGTATGTAGGAGAGCCAACAACACCGCCGTTAGCAAAGGGTATCAACTTGCCATTACTGAAGGCATTGCCATTTGCACTGGCAAGGAAACTAGTAGCAGCGCCAAACAAGCCCTGTCCCATCATAGGAGTAAAGGCAGCAGTAAGCTGCTTAATCAAAGGTTGCCAAATCAGAATGTCCATAATCTGCTGGATAATCTGAAGGGCCATATCTCGGAAGGCTTCACCAACAGTCTTTGTGCCGTTGACAACAGACTTAAAAGAGTCTACAATAGTTCTGGCAAAGTCCCCTGCAATCTTTTCTCGAAGATCGTCAGTCTTTTCTTGCAGCTTTTCAAGCTCTTCAACGGCGGTACTGACTTCTTCTGCAACGCCCTCTCCAAGTCCTGTAAAGAGGTTACGAATGTCAAAGCCTGTAGCAGTTTCCTCAAGGCTGTTGATTTTGTCCATAAGAACCCCAAGAGCCTCTGCGGTCTTTCCTGAGACCCTCTTCGTTTCCTTTAGCTCTTCGATAGCTTTACGAATACCAGCAGCGGTGCCTATGCCCCTACCAAAGTCAGAGCCAAATGCTGACAACCTTTCTGCAAAGAAGTCCTCAAAACTGCCTTTGTCGTAGGTAGGCAGCGTAGGCTCTCTGCCCATGAAACCCCCTGTAATTGCAGCCATTCCCCGGAAGCCCTCTCCAACCTCAAACGGAAGTTTTGCTGCAAGCTCAAAAAGCTGCTTAAATCTCAGCAGAACTGCGTCTATTGCGGTATCAATGGCAAGCTGAACATTGTACATGACAGACTTTGCCACGTTAGAGATAACCTGAAACCCTGTGTCCCAAGCTGCTTGTAGCCTTGCAATCACGTTCACAAAGGCAATCTCAATATTGGCCATGCCCTCAGCAAAAGCAGCCTTAAGGTTCATGATAACTACTTCGGTGTTTACATACCAGTTGTTAAGGGCAGTACCAGCATCCTCAACAAAGCCATCAATAACGTCTTTAATCAGGCTAAAGGTTTCTCCCCAACTTCCTACAGCCTCTCTTAACTGTAAGAACTGGTTAATCAAATAACCTAACCCAACAATAGCTGCACCAACAACAGTGCCTACAAGAACTCCCCTAACAACTTTACCAAAGTTGGTAACAGCCAAAGTCGCTAAGGAAATAGCAGCAGTTAGTCCAGCCTTACCACCCCACACCAGCACTGCTGCTGTAGCATAGGAAATAACAAGCTGAAGGTTGTTGGCTAGGACGTTAAGAGTATCATAAGCCATCTCTTTTAGTATTGAGAGAAGCTCTTTGGAGATAGTAAGAAGTGGTTCAAACTCTCCCTTGAGTTTTGCAAACTCTGCTGCCGCTCGTCCTGTAGAGTCTTCACTATTGGACATTGCAGCAGCAAATGCAGTGAAGATAGCAAGCAAGGCACCAGCTACAGCACCAAGAGGGCCAAGGATACCAAGCAACTGCGAACCTTGCTGACCGAAGGCAACAAAGGCGTTAGTGCCACCCTGTACCTGTACTGCAAAGTCACCTACCTGATAACCAAGCTGTTGCAGACCTACAGCAGCAAAGCGCTTGGTCTTTCTGGTAGCTCGGAGGCTTTCTTCACCAAACTGGTCGAGAGCCTGACCAGCACGTCTGGCACGCTTAGGGGTCTCACCAAGGCTTTTATTGAAGCGGTCAAGCTCTGGTTGACCTTTGATCCCTAAGATCAGAAGGAGATCACTACCCATTCATAACCCTTACAAAAACTGCATCTAGGCTCTTTATTGCCTCTACGTCTCTAGGCGACAAAGGTTCCCCAGTCAGTTCCTTCCATGCTTTAATCTGTTCAAAAGTTATCGGGTTAGGGCCACTAAAGCCAGCAGTTCTACCAGTGGACAAACTAATAAAGGCAGACCAGATATGCTGAACTAAGAACGGAAATTCGGGAGGTTCTAGTTCTTGTGGTGCGTATCCAATCTGCCTTTCTACTTGTTCTAAATGTTCTCTTTTAGAGCCACCTTCTTGAGGCTTGTCGAGTTCAAAGGTCCACTCTGCAAACTCGACCAGTTGCTCAATCAGGTCTTGATAAAACCCCGACTTTCTTCGATAGCCTCTTCAATCTGGAGGCGCAACCAAGGCAAAGTCTCAAAGACCTCTTTTGCTTTAGCCACGCTTAGGTCAGGTTGCTCACCTCCGTAGGTGATGTCCCAACTCTTAATAATACGAGACAGGAGGTCTACAGCGTCCTTCTCAAGGTCTTCTACAGTCACTTGGTTCTTCTTGGACCGTTGCATAACTTGGAGGCGCTTGTTAGCCTTCTCGTTGAATTTTTCTTTGTACTCTTTAGAGTGAGGTGCATAGACTGTCACACTCATCTCTGTCTCTCCATCCTCGTTCAAGAGGGGTTCAAGGGTCGTAGGATGGTAGAGAATAATCTCTAGGGTATCGGACTCAGGGGTAAGGTTAGCCAAATCCATTGTCGGGTTCCTTTATGTTCGGGTACAAAATGAATGAGAGAGGGAGCCACCCGACAAGCTCACCTCTCTCCCCTTGGCCAAGGGATTCTTATACAGTACCAGCAGTCACTTTGAAGTTGGTATCTTCTCCAGCATCGTAAAGACCCACAAAAGACAGGCTTACAATACGAGAGGTTGGACCGTCTACTGGAATGTCTGCGGAGTTAAACTTTACCCGTGGGATAAGGAAAGTCATATTCGCATCCCCTGCTGTAGTTCCTTCTGCTACCGTAACGGAGATAGAGCTTTCAGTCTCAGCAGAGAAAAGATTTGCCAAGCTGGAGGCCGAAAGGTCATCTACATAAGCGGTAAGTGTGCCTTCAACCACAGCCTTACCAAACTCAAGGGCAGCAGCAGAGTCACTACCTACTACAAACGTAGGCGCAAAAGAGTTGGTCAGGGTGAAGTCAAGGCTGGTCACAACAGACACAGCAGAGCCGCCCACAGAAATAGACCCATTGTAAGAGTCAAAAGGCACAGGCTCTGCATCAACTACAGGGACGCTGGTAGGGGTATTCGTCAGAGCCATATCTTTACCAACCAAACCAAAGGTAGTTGTTACCATCTGGTTAGGGGCAATAGAGACGCCCATAGAGCTTACTGTCATCTTAGAGAAGTTACGAGAGTTGGGGGTAGCCAAATCAAGAAACTGGTCTTCGATACTAAAGTATTGAGGAGTAGTGCCGATACCAACGCCAGTCGATAAATCGGTTGCATCCATGAGAGCGGACTGGATCAAAAGGTCGTAAGTGCTGTCCCGAAGGTCAACAACAATATCACCGCCTACAGACTTGTTACCGTGGCGGTCAACTCGGTCCATGCGGTCGGGCTGAATTTCATTACCAGCTACACGATCTTTAGTGAGGTTCAGAGAGTGCGTGTTAAACGGAAGGCTAGTAGTTACCGCACCAGCAGCGGCAGTAAAAGAAGTCTCTAGCGCCCCAATAGCCAGTTGTGAACGAGAACCTTGTGCGAAAGCCATTTGCTTCCTCCTTAGTTATAAATATAGAACCCGATGTTTACCGGGACATAATAAAACGGAGTGTCTAACCCGCCACCTTCTCGTTCGGCATAGTCGATAGACACAACAAAAGTCTCACCTTGGGTGTT